CAACGTGCCTTCGTAGATGCCATCATAACTTCTAAAACTACCATGAATACACAAATAAAAGGTCAAATAGGATACAAAAAAAGCGATACTTTTGATAAAATGAAAGAAGCTAAAAACACTTATGACCAATATAAGTGGATTATAAAGTGAGAAACTAAATGGCAAACGAAAAAGGCAGCAACCCAAAAAACAATAATTCTCAATTATTCAAATCTTTGACAAGATTGTTTTCTGGTCCAATTATTAATTACCGTTCCCAATCGGGACGAAGAATCCGTCGACAACACCTGGATAAGTTCTCTTCTAGATTCAAGACAGCTTCAGGACAGCAGTTCAAAAAAGCACATTACAGCCCTCTGGACCAGATCGGCGCTAATGCAATTGCGAACCAACGACGTTCGGAGCGATATGTTGACTTCGATCAGATGGAGTACACTCCAGAGATTGCATCAACACTTGACATCTATGCAGATGAGATGACAACTTATTCAGATCTCCGACCGATGTTGAATATCAAATGTCCGAATGAGGAAATCAGAGCAGTGTTGGCAATCTTGTACGAAAACATTCTTAATGTTGAGTACAACTTGTTTGGCTGGTCTCGCACTATGTGTAAGTACGGAGACTTTGTTCTCTATCTTGACATTGATGACAAGTATGGGGTTCAATCTGCTATTTCTTTGCCTCCTCAAGAGGTTGAAAGGCTGGAAGGATTAGACTCAACCAATCCAAATTACGTCCAATACCAGTGGAATTCTGGTGGAATGACTTTTGAAAATTGGCAGGTAGCTCACTTTCGTGTTCTCGGAAACGATAAATACGCTCCTTACGGTACTTCTATCTTAGAACCCGCACGTCGTATTTGGCGCCAGCTTACACTAATGGAAGATGCTATGATGGCTTACCGAGTTATCCGCTCTTCTGAACGTCGTGTCTTTAAGATTGACGTTGGTGCAATTCCCCCACAAGAAGTGGAACAGTTCATGGAGAAGACCGTAACACAACTTAAAAGAAACTCAGTTGTTGACCCTGACACAGGCCGTGTTGATTTAAGATATAACCCAATGAGTATTGAGGAAGATTACTTCATTCCCGTACGTGCAGGTTCCGTTACAGATATCCAAAATCTTGCCGGCGGACAGAACACAACAGCAATTGACGATGTTAAATATCTAAGAGATAAATTGTTTTCCGCTCTCAAGATCCCACAATCTTATCTTACTATGGGAGAAGGTGCTACCGAGGATAAGACCACTCTCGCTCAAAAAGACATTCGCTTTGCTAGAACTATCCAAAGACTCCAACGCGTTGTCATCTCTGAGTTGGAAAAAATTGGAATTATCCATCTCTACACATTGGGATTCCGCGGCGATGACTTGTTAGCATTTAAATTGTCTCTCAACAACCCATCCAAAATCGCTGAACTTCAAGAGTTGGAACATTGGAAATCTAAATTTGATATTGCTGCAGGTGCCACCGAGGGGTTCTTTTCTCGTCGCTGGGTTGCCGACAATATTTTTGGTATGTCTCACGAGGAGTTCATTAGAAACCAACGAGAGATGTATTACGATCGCAAACATGATGCAGCATTACAACAAGTTGCCGAATCGGCGGCTGGTGCCGGCGGACTTGGCGGCGGACTTGGTGGAGATAATCTTGGCGGTGGCCTCGGTGGAGACCTAGGCGGAGACGACTTGGGTCTTGATGCAGGCCCAACAGAAATGCCGGCAGATGCTGCTGGAGGCGGCCCAGAGACCCCACCAGCAGATACCACCGGCGGAGATGAGTCGTCACTCTTAGCAGTGCCCCCTGGATCTAGACCTTCTAAAAGATTGAGTAAGTACGAAAAAGGTGATTACTTAAGAAAGGATGGTATTAATGATATGCGCGGCCGAGGTAAACGCACCCAGTCGATGAAGATGACGGGTATGCCAGAAACCAACACACCAAGAACTAATAATTTAGGTGGTTCACAATTATCAGCACTCGGTAGAGGTACTTATCAGGAACAAACATCTATATATTCTAATAGGGAACTCAACGAAGAGCAAAAAATACTTGAGATGAATAACTCAATTAAATCATTAATTGATGTTTTAGACAAAAAAGAAAAACTATTGACGGAGCAAAAAGATGAAACACAATAAAAAAAGAAATACAGCGTTCGTTTTCGAAACCCTTGTAAAAGAAATTACTGCTGCTATTATTAAAAACGATGAAGAACGTAAAAACAAGGCTGTTAAGATTGTAAAAAAACACTTTAAGCCCGATAGCGCACTGCGCCAACACTTGGACTGCTACAAATCTCTTTACGAAAATCAAGAACTGCCAAAAGAAATTTGTGAAAAAATCCTGAGAGAAGCGAATATCGCCAGCAGAATGATTGATCCTCAAGGTTTATTTAAACAACAGACTGAACTTATTAATGATATTAATAAAGAGTTAGATCCTACGGTGTTTAATAACTTTGTGCCAAACTACAAAACTTTGGCTACAATAGACCAAATCTTCAATACTCGTACAACCCCAAGAACAAAGGTCATGTTGGAAAATCAAATTGTCGAAAACATGTCTTTGTCACTCGAAGCGCAAGAAATAGGCGAGATTGACGGACTTACTCTCACCACTTTCATCAATAAATTTAATGAAAAATACTCTGACACCCTCCTTGACGAGCAAAAAGAGTTATTAAATTATTACATTACTTCTTTTGTTGACAACGCAGTCGAGCTTAAGATGTTTTTAAATGAAGAAATAGTTAGATTGAGAGAGCACGTAAGTTCTATCTCGGATGAAGATCTGCAAGATAAAACCACTCTCATTTCAGAAAAACTTGATACTTTTAAATCTACCGAGATTAATGAAACTATCTTGCTTACAGTCTTGAAGACCCAACAGCTTGTAAAGGAACTCAACAATGGCAGTAATAATTAAAGTAGGCGCCGGCGCCAATAAGAAGAAAGTAAAGCTTGAACTCGATTTGCGTCGTTCTATGAACGGTGATCTCATGATTTTCGATCATGGAGATATCGATATTGTCTTGTCTCCAGACAAGAAAAAAGTTGTCACTTTCCCAAAAGAAACGATGACTGATTTAGTTTATGGCGCTCAAAACCGACTGTTCTCCCATCTCCGTAGAAAAGGCCTTGTTGTTCCAGAAAGCATTCAAGCAGGATCATTTTTTGGCTCCTTTGAAGCGACACTGGAAGAGTCTGCAGACCCCGATAGTTCCTCTGCTAAGTTGGCTTTAATCAATATCTCAAACTTTATTGATGAGGAAAGACCTTACTTCGAACAAGTGGAAGCTATTGTTTCTGCCGAAGAGGAACACCTGATAGAGCCTGATAACGAATACTCAACTGAACTCGGAGAAGTGCCACAGGCCGCTGAGAAGGGCAGCATACGACCCGGATACATTAGAGATCCTTACTCGTACAATTACTTATACACGGTCTAGGAGAATATTATGGGTGAAATGAAACTAATACTTGAAAACTGGGACACGTTTGTTAACGAACAGTTTGATGCATGTCCGGAACAGCCAGTTGATATTGATACGTTTGTAAATGGTTTGGAGATTGCTTCATTGGATCCAGACGTTCAAAAACAAAGAATCGAGAAACTTAAAAGCCAAGGTGAAAACGTTGAAAAGTTAAATCAAATATTAACTGTTGCTGGTTTACTTGGCGGTATACCAGCCGCCGCGGCATCCGGCGGTGCCACTCTTGGAGCTACAGTCGTTGGCGTCTTTGCAAATTTAATCAATGACGTACAGCAAGAAAAGGTAACTACCAAAACAGCAAATCTCTTACGGCTCCTGTGTATTGACACAGCACTTCTCGCAACCATTGACAATGATATTGAAAAAAATTATTGGTCCAACAGCGGCATTCAAGATGAGATTGAGGCTTACATTAAAACAGCCAGAGCGAACACTACCCCAGATCCAATGCCGGATTTTACGGCACACTTGGTCGATTGGCTTAACACAGACTCAAACTCTCCGTACGCAAAAGAAGGGACACCCGGCATAGACACAGACATAGTTGTGAGGAAATAATGGAACTTTTAACATTTATACTTTGCGCTTACGGACTCACACAAATAATTGTATATGGGAAAGTCTTTAAAAAAATCAGACCCACAAAAGGAAGAGCTGGAGAATTATTTCGCTGCCCCATGTGTATGGGCTTTCATGTTGGCTGGTTTTTATTGCTACTTTCTCCATTCACAGAACTATTTAACTTTGATGTAACGGTAACCAACTTCTTTCTTATGGGCTGGTTATCGTCGGGAACTTCTTATGTTCTCAACATGATTTTTGGAGACGAAGGATTTAAACATGAATACAAACAGACAAACCCAGATACCTGCCACCTGGACAAGCAAGTGGATGTTGCAGCCAGTTAGACACTGCTGTAAGGGAAGTTAGCTATGGGTAAACAATTACTTAGAGAATATTACCAGCTTTGCGAAGGCGGAGTTTGCCAAGATTTATTAACCGAAGAAGAAAAGCGCATGATTCGGGAAGATGATGTTATGATCCTCACAGGCGTCATGCAGATGTGTGGTGTTAAGAATGGTAACGGACGTATGTATACCGAATCCGTAATGAAGAGAGAGATTAAAAAATATCAAGAGTTGGTTAAAGCCCAACAGGCTCTTGGAGAATTAGACCACCCTCAAGAAATTGAGATATCTCTTGTAAACGTTTCCCACAAGGTTACATCGATCTGGATGGATGGTAATAAAGTTATGGGTAAAATTCAAGTATTAAACACCCCGGCCGGCAAAACACTGCGCGCATTGGT